CCTGCCCGAGACAGGCTTTGACCTTGAGGCCGTCGCCCACCTCATCAGCCAGACCCAATGCCACCGCCTCGTTGGCCGTGAGCCAAGTCTCGGCGTTGACCATGCGCCGCAGCTCGGCTTCGTCGATGTCCGGCGCCTTGGACTTGTAGGCCGCGATGATCGCTTCCAGGGTCTGGTCCAACACGTCAGCGACACGGCGAAAGTCTTCGGCATCACCACCTGCATAGGTGTAGGGGTTGTGGATCATCAGCATGGCATTGGCCGCGATCACTACCCGGTGAGCGCCGCACACCGCGACACTGGCCGCACTCGCCGCCAGGGCATCAATACGGCCGGTGCACCGCTCGCCCAAGCGCGACAGCGCATTGTGAATAGCCAGGCCATCGAACAGATCGCCGCCGATGCTGTTGAAGGCAACAATAACCGGTGACGCGCCGTCGTCCATGGCGCGCAGGTCCTGAACAAACTGATTGGCACTGACACCCCAGGTGCCGATCTCGCCGTACACAAACACTTCAATGGTGTGCTGCTCGGCTTCGCCGCTGGCCTGGAAGGTGTACCAGCTTTTATCGGCGATTTTGACCTGCTTGCCTGCCTTGTCATAAATACGTGGAATCGCTTTTTTACTCATGGTAATTCCTTGTCATCAATTGGCTCGATGGCATCAAGAGTCGTGTAGTTGAGGCCTAGGTCCGTGGACCTGGCGAGGTCGGCAGCGTTTTCAGCGTCGATGGTTTCGGCGTCGTAGCCGTTGCGCAGACACATCTCACTGCGCGAGCCAAAGCCCGCCTGCACTTCCATCCGTCGCGCCTGTACGTCCTGCACCGGCTGGATATAGGCCCATCCTTGCGGCACCCAGCGTGTGCGCAGGTATTCGCGCCGACGTTGCGCGTAGTCCTCCAGCACCAGGGCACCGGACAACACCGCCATGTCCATCCAGGCGGCGCGCACCGGGCGACACAGCTGATGCACGTACACGCCGAATTGCAGTTGCTCCAGCCGCCGCCGGAACTCGTTGAGCACCACCCGCAGCGCCCGGTCGTTGACCTCGCGCATGTCGCCGGTGAGGATCTCGTAGGGCGTGCCCGAACCCGCCGCCGCAGCCATCAGCTGCTGCCGCATGAAGTCCGGGTAGTTGTTGCCGGCGTCCGGTGGTTTGGAGAACTCCACCTCTTCACCTGGCCCCAGCTCCTGCATGGTGCCGGGCTCCAGGGCGACCATCGGCGTGAAGCCGTCACGGTCGGTGGTTAGCAGCTGCCCCGTGACAGGGTCGCGAGGTTGCTGCCCGGCGTCTGGGGCCGGCCGCTTGATGAAACCAGCGAACAGGTTCGCCACTTCCTGACGGAACAGCACCGCGTCGTCGTAATTGTCCAGGCTGCGCAGGCGCTTCAGCACCGGGGCCAGACGTGGCACGCCGCGCAACTGTCCCGGCTCCATCGGTTCGAAGATGTGCAGCACCTGCGCTGCTGGTACACGCACCAACTGGTTGTAACCGGCGTTCAACGACGACGAATCGCGCGGGTGCGACAAGTACATCCAATACGCCACCCTCTTGCCGGCTGGGTTGAACTCGATCCCGGCGCGGATAACGTTGCCGTTTTTGGCTGTCTCGAACTTGTCGTGCGGGACGAATTCAGGGGCCAGCGCCTGTAGCTGCAGCGGCACCGCCAAACCTTCACTGGGACTGCGCGGCCGCAAGCGCACAAAGCACTCGCCGGCCGTTTCAACGGTGCGCGCCACCAGGGCCTGCATGCCGTAGAAGTCGGTCAGTTCGTCGGCGTCCGCTTCATCCACCCAGTCATCCCACAGCTGCTGCTGGAGTTTGCGTAGCTCTGCGTCCTCAGTCGTCGGCCTGGGCGTGATGCCGGTGCCGATCAGATTGCTGACGCGTTTGTCGATGACGTTGAACGCGTAGGGATCATTACGCACCGCCGCCCGCGAACGTGCACGCAGGTTGCGAAGTGCCGGGGTGTTGATGCTGTTGATGCCGTTGTCGGTGGCTTCCCAACTGGCCGAACGTCGGCCCTCCCCGGCGCCTTCGTAACTGGCCTTGATGTTCGACGGCAGCAAGAATCCGTTACGGGTTAGCGTCGGATAATGTCGGGCCATTAGATTCCCTTGCCTCCGTGGGTAAGCCGGATCACGCGAGAGCGCGGCCCGGCGGCTTGGCTCAGTGAGGTGCGGATCTCGTCGCGGGCCTTGAGCAGTTCGTCGATGGAGCGGTACTCCACCGTGCGGTCGCTGTAGCGCACGGTCTTTTCACCGCGTGCAATGGCGCGCTCGATGGCTTCGAGGTGCTTCGGGGTAAACGACATATCAGCGTCTCTTCAGGTAACCGCTGGTGGAGCTGCGGCGTTGTGGGGGTGCAGCGGGTCGCGATTGGGCGACAGGTGCAACGGGTGGCGGTGCGGGTAGCGACTGACGCGCCGCAACCGGTGCCGGTGTTTCGTCAGCGTCGACGCGCTCGCCCTGCACGGGCTTGACGCCCAACACATCGTCGAACAAACCGGACTGAGCCAGCGCCTGTCGCACTCGCTCCCAGTCGTGTTCCTGGTACCGGTTGATGCCGAGGTAATGCGCCATCGCCAGGCAGTACACCATGAGGTCGAGCGCTTCGTTGCGCTCGGCCTTGCCCTTGACCCACTCGATACGCTTGTAGCCTTTGACGTATCGGGCGACCTTGCGCTCGGCCACGCACTGGGCGAAGAACTCGTCCGGCAGATCGTTGGCAAAGTGCAACGAACCGGGACCGTCCTCGAAGGCGTAGCGGTTGTAAATCCAGTCCTTCGCGGTGTCGGTACCGACAAACCATAGCTCGGCGCCGCCGCGTTCGGTCTGGCCCTTCCAGGTCACGTCAACCATGGACGGCCGCTGAGCAATCACCGGCTTGCCGGGTTTGCTCGCGCCCTTGATGGCAAAGATGTTGCGCCAGCGCCGCACACGGCAGAACTGGTACACCTCGTCGGTGTGGTGACCGCCGGAGTCGACGCCCGTCGCCAGGATCGCCAAGGCGACACCGCACGGGTGTCGGTATCGAACCTTGAGCTTTTCGTCCAACACCGCCCAGGTTCGCTCATCGGCAGGGTCGCCCCAGATCACCTGGTGATCGACCACCCAACGCTCCATACCGACGCCGAATCCCATCACCATCAGTTCCAGGCGGTTGGCCTGGACGTCAACGGCGCCGGTCAGCATCAGCACGCCTACCGGCATGCTGCCGAGGGTGTAGGTCTCCAGCCGTGCCCGAGCGACCAGAACTTCAGCCTTGGTCTGCTCTTGCGCGCTGTCCCATACCTTGGCGAGACGGGTGTTGTAAAACACCTGCATCAGGCCCATGTCGCCCTTGGCCTGGGCCCTCTTGGCGTCTTCGAACTCCTCGGCCAGCGACGCCCAGTCCTTCCAGCCAATCGGCGAGTACAGGGCGTTGAGGTGGAAGCCCACCGTCTTGCCATCGCCGCTGCCATGGGCACGCCACTCGCCACGGGCGAGCATGTCGGTCTTGTGGTGCTCCTCGATCAAGACGTCACATTCAGGCGCGGCGCACTGGTAGTGAACCGTGCTGTAGTCTTTGCTGTAGAGCAGCCGTTCCCACTCCAGAACCTGCATGTGGCCGCAGGTGGGGCATGGCACGTAGTAGTAACGCTGGTCGCTGGACTCGAACAAGTCCGAGATCCGTGAGGCGCCCTTGATCGTCGGCGAGCTGGAGAAGTAGATCTTCGCGTTGCGGCCAAAGTTGGTAGCCCGCGTTTCCGCCAGCACGATGGGGTCACCTTCCTGACCTACATCGTTTTCCCAGCGGTCGACCTCATCACCGTAGATGTAGCGTGCCGACAGCTCCGACAGGTTGGCCGCTGAGCCCGCCGTGGTGACATAAAGGGCGCCACCCTCGAACTCTTTAGTGTCCATGGTGTTGCGGGCGTCCCGTGAGCGACTGGCGGCTACACGCTTCGCCAGCTCCGGGGTTGCCTTGATCGTCTTGCTGATCCGCCCGGAAACCCGCTTTGACAGGCCCAGGCTGGGCAACAGCGCCAGGATGTTGGACGGTGCCATGTGGATTAGCCCGCCCATCCAGTTCAAGGCGATCTGCGTTTTCATCAGCTGTGAAGCCACCATGGTGACCACTCGCCGACACGGGTGCGCCGGTGACAGGCATCGCATCGGCTCACGGGCATAGGGCGTCCGCTCGGTGCGGTACTTGCCGGGCTCAGGGGCGCCAGTGTCTCGCGGGATGCGCATGTACTCGTCGGCCCACTCGTCGATCCAGAGATCTGGGTCGGGTCGTAGCCCACGGAAATACGCCTCACGGTACGCACGGTCACCGTCAGGAAATTCCGTGGTCATAGGTCAGCTCGTTGTCATCGCTCGTTCAAGGTCGGACGAGGACATGCGTTCAGCCTCTTCCAGTGATTTACGGAGTGTCGCCGTCAGGTGTTTTTCGATGTCCCAGGGATCGGTCATGGCTGCCAGCTTGTGCGACAGCTGGGGCAGCAGGCCGAACAACTGGTCGCGCAGGTGGCGCCCGGCGTTGTAGGCCCCAAGCTCCACAGCATCCCTGGCAACCAGCGACCCCTGCGCCTTGTGCAACTCGATCTCGGCCAGTTGCGCCAGGTTGTGTTCGCGCATCGCGCGAGCCTTCTGGAAGTCGTGGCCCTTGGCGGTAATGGGCTGCTGCGGCGCAGCCGTGTTAGTCGGCTCGACCAGGGGGGACAGTTGACTGTAAACGTCACGCTGGATCCGGCCCTGTTGGTGTCGAGCGGCGACGGCGGCCTTGCTGGGGTCGGCGGTTTCGAGGATCAGTGCTTCGGTTGCCAGCACGTCCACCATCTTGCCGTCCGGCGACAGCACCAGGCGGTTGTTGCCTTTCAGCCAGGTGATGTAACTCGGCGTCCTGCCGATGCGAACCGCGAAAGCGCTTTTAGACAGGAACAGTGGATCCGTCATAAGCCCTCCTTTTCAACGGCTTTTCAATGGAAACCTTTCAATTTCAATGGATTGAATTTCAGTAAGCTGGCGGCCCACCCGCTAACGCTTTCCCGCGGGTTTCATGCCCCGTGTCCCTCAAATGCCGCCAGGGTCCCCGGCGACTTTCGGCGCACCATTTTGAGGCGTGCCGCCACAAGCCACGTATTCCGTGGCCTCCAGCGCATCACGCCTGACCGCTGCCCGAAGGCGGCACATCGCACACGCCCAACCGCTTGGCGGCCCAGCGTTCATACAGCCCGATGGCAACATCGGCGCCGGCCATCGCGGTGAGGCATCCGATGCTCCCTGCCGCCAGGACCGACATGCCCGAAGCGTGCAGCAACATCATGGTGGAAAGCCCGCAGACCACGCAGGCCCCGGATCGAAGGAGCAAGCGGCGAATTAAGGACCAGCCACTTACCCCCGCTTTGTCGGCCCGCCATGCTTCGCCGGATATGCCGCCGACCAGGGACAGCACAATCACCATCCAGACCGGCATATCGATAAGCGCTTGCTGCTCGTTTGTCATCACTACCCCCAAATCGGTATCACCTAAACCCATGGTTTAAGTTCTTCGAGTTAATGTTTGAACCATAGTTAACCTTTGAGGGAAGCCTTGTTATAGCTCCAGCACGCCCGTAATCTCGGGCCCTCAACTCAATTAATTCGTGGTGTTAAAT